GGTTGCGACCATCAGCAGCGGCCTGCCACTGAAGGGAGAAACGAAAATGGTTGATACAAAGCAGATCCAGGATGAGCGGCACCTGCGTATCCTCATCAAGAAAGCCCTTGCCAAAGAGATCAGCCCCTATACGAAGCCCAGCATTGACTTTATTGCGCACATCATGGGCGAAGCCTACGAGGGCAATGTCGTTTACAACGTGGACGACATGCGGAATGCAATCCTGGGCTTCGCCGCCAGCAGCACGAACCAGGCGGATACCTGCCTGAAGATCGTGGCAAAGATGCACTTCAAATCGAAGGATGATATTCAGCGGGAGGCCCCTGCGGGGGAGGAAACGCCATTGATATTTTTCGACGTGGAGGTGTTTCCGAATCTGCTGCTCGTGAACTGGAAGTTCGCCAAGCAGGAGCCTGTGCACCGCATGGTGAATCCTACGCCGGAGGAGATCGAGAGCCTGACAAAGTATCGGCTGGTCGGCTTCAACAACCGCAAGTACGACAACCATATCCTCTGGGCCCGCATGATCGGGATGTCGGTGGAGCAGATCTATGCGCTGTCCAACCGGATCATCAACGAGCACACGGGCTTCTTTGGTGAGGCGTACAACTTGTCCTACACGGATATTTTCGACTTCTCGTCGAAAAAGCAGAGCCTGAAGAAGTTCGAGATCGAGCTGGGCATCCACCATCAGGAGCTGGGACTTCCGTGGGATCAGCCGGTGCCGAAAAGCCTGTGGGACAAGGTGGCCGAGTATTGCGACAACGACGTGATCGCAACCGAGACCCTGTTCTACTCGAAAAAGCGTCAGGCAGACTTTGTGGCGCGAGAGATTCTGGCAGACCTTGCCGGCATGACAGTGAACGACACGACAAACTCGCTGACAACACGCATTATTTTCGGCAAGGAAAAGCACCCCCGGCTGGTCTACACTGACCTTGCTACGGGAAAATCCGATGCGATCGTGGAAGTCGAGCCTGATATTTTGACGGACTGCAACATCATCAATGCCTTTCCCGGTTACGAGTGGGCCAAAGGTGAGGACGGCAAGTACCACAACATGTTCCGGGGCACGGACCTGGGCATGGGTGGTTATGTCTACGCTGAGCCCGGGATGTACACGAACGTAGCTCTGCTGGACGTTGCGTCGCTGCATCCGCATTCGGCTGTTGCCATGAACTACTTTGGCGAGTACACCAAGCATTTCAACGACCTGATGGATGTACGAATCTACGTCAAGCACGGCGAGTACGAGAAGGCAAAGGGGCTCTTTGGCGGCAAACTGGCGAAGTACCTCGATGATCCGCAGCAGGCAAAGGCTTTGGCGCAGGCGTTGAAGATCGCCATCAACTCGGTTTACGGGTTGACCAGTGCAAGCTTCGACAACCCGTTCCGCAACCCCAAGAACGTCAACAACATTGTGGCGCTTCGAGGGGCTTTATTTATGCGCACTTTGCAGGATGAAGTGCAGCAGCGCGGCTTTAAGGTCGCGCATATCAAAACGGATTCGATCAAGATCCCCGATGCGACCCCGGAAATCATTGCGTACTGCATGGATTTTGCAAAAAAGTACGGCTACACGTTCGAGCATGAGGCAACCTACGAGCGGATGTGTCTGGTGAACAATGCCGTTTATATTGCAAAATACATGACTGCGGACCGCTGTGAGGCGCTTTACGGTTATACCCCGGGCGACTGCAAGGACGAAGGCGGCGAATGGACAGCGACGGGCACCCAGTTCCAGGTGCCGTATGTGTTCAAGACCTTGTTCTCCAAGGAGAAGATTGAGTTCACTGACCTCTGCGAGACAAAGACCGTTTCCAAGGGCGCTATCTATCTCGACAAGAACGAAGACCTGCCCGAAGGCGAACACAATTATATTTTTGTGGGACGCGTGGGACAGTTCTGCCCGATCATGCCGGGAAAGGGCGGCGCTCTGCTTCTGCGGGAAGCGGGCCTGACGGATACCGGCGAACGGAAATATGCTTCTGTGACCGGAGCAAAGGATTACCGTTGGCTGGAAAGCGAGGCGGTCTATCAGCTCCAGATGCAGGAGGATATCGACAAAAGATATTTCAACCGGGAAGTCGATGAGGCGGTTGAGGAGATCTCCAAGTACGGCGACTTCAACTGGTTCGTTGGTGACGATGGCGTTGCTCCCTGGACAGCGCCGGATCTTCCCTGGAGCGATGCGCAGGAAGAAGCAGCAAGAAATTTTGACGTGAGGTGATATTTTATGACGAACAAACTGTACGATTCCAAAGGACAGCTGATTGGCTATATCAGAACCATTGAGAAGGATCTGCACGACGACCTGATGAAGGTGATTCTTTCCACTGGTCACGAACTCGCATTTGGCCCGTGTGATCTGACCTCTGATCGAGACGGCAATTGGCGTATCCGTTCTGGCGCGCTCTATCCTCGGCGTGAGGGTAAGAAGACGGCTTCTGCTACGAACACAGCTGCTATCAAGGACGTTATCTTCGCTCCTCCGGCCACGATCGTTTACTGGTCGGATGGTTCCAAGACCGTTGTGAAGTGCAGCGAGAAAGATGTTTTCGACCCGGAGAAGGGGCTGGCCATGGCGATTGCAAAGCGTTGCGGCGGTAACAAGGGCAGCTATTACAAGGAGATCCAGAGCTGGGTCGAGAAGAGTGGGAAGAAGTATCCCGGGAAGCCTGCTGCCGGAAAAGCTGTCGATCTGGACGTGCTGAAAAAGTACAGTTCTGAGGCCAATAAGGATTTTGAAAAGTTCCTCAGCGCTGCCCAGAGCAACAATCAGTCTGGTGCACTTCTCCACCTGACAGCACTCGTGGCGGATCTGAAAATTCTGGAAAATGAAATCAACAAGTAAAAAGGAGACTGATATTTATGTACACCAAGCGCCAGAAAGTCAATATTGACGACACCCGTTTCATCTTTACCACCAACTTCAGTGGTGATCCCAGCCGTGACCGCTTTGGCTCGGACAAGCGCCGCGTCAATGTGGTGATCCCGACCATGGATCTGGTGAATCACCTCATGGATCTCGGCGTGAAGGTTCGTCAGACCAATCCGAATCCTGAGCGTACCTACGACGAGCCGTTCGTTCCGACCTACTTCGTGCCGGTGACGATCAACATGGATTCCAAGTGGCCCCCGCATATCTACTGGGTCACCACTTCCGGCAAGCGCCTGCTCTGCAACACGGACACGATCAGCCAGCTGGACTTTATCCGGGTCAAGAACGTCTGTCTCCAGGCAAACCTTGTTGAGAAGCGGAACGCACCCGGCGAGTACAGCCTGTATGCGGATGTGATGTATGTGGAGCAGGATGCGGATGCTGATCCGTATGCAGAGCGCTATGCCCGGTTTGCAGCTCCTGAAGCAGACATGGCAGAGCCGAGCGACCACACCGAAATTCCGTTCTGAGGTGAAGTATATGAAGAAACTGTTTATCAGCGCACCGATGAAAGGGCGCACTGAAGCACAGATCCGGGCAACCATGGAGCAGATGCACCATATTGCTGAGGCTGTGTTTGGCGAGGAGCTGGAGGTGATTCAGACTTATATTTCTGATGATCCTCCGGCTGATGCGAATCAGGCAGTCTGGTACCTCGGTGAGAGCATCAAGAAGATGGCGGATGCAGACTACTTTATCGGGATCTACGATGAGGAGAAGGGGTTCCGCGGCTGTGCGGTCGAAAACCTGGTTGCGCGTTCGTACAACATCCCGAGCTATGTGATCAACTTGGGTTTTGTAGCCCCTGATGTTACGGCGGCTCGTGCAAAAGCCAACCGGAAGTACAACAGCTATTATTGATCATTGATATTTTTCGAGTGCCGGGGTCAGTCCCTGGTCGAATGCCCAGTCGGTGAGTGCCCACGTCGCAAATGGCGGCTCTAAGGAAACGGCTCGATTTATATTTTTGATGTGCAATTTGGGAGGTTGACAGTATGAAAGTTCTGAGGGTTCGCCCAAAGCATTACCCTGAAGTGATCGACATTGACTGTTCTCTGGAATCGCTCCAGAAAGAGGTGGAAGGCCCGATTCAGGCTGTTTACCCGTGGGACGATGAGGTGGCATTGATTTGCAACGAAGAAGGAAAGCTGTATGATGATTGCATGGAGAAACTCAACCGGACGCTCGACGGTCCTTATGGTATCCCCATTGATATTATCGTTGGAACATTCCTGATTGTAGGCCTCGCGGAGGATGATTTCGGTGAGCTTTTGCCGGAATTCGTCGAGAAGTACGAGAAGATGTTCCATCAGCCGAGAAAGTTCGTCACCTACACGGATAGCGAAGGCAAAGCGCATCTCGACGTTGATTATTGTACACCTGAAGAATAAGCACATGAGAACCCTGGAGAAATCTGGGGCTCTTTTATTTGAGTCATTAGCATGGGCTGTACGGTGGGTTCGATTCCCGCATGACTCGCAACCGGGCCAGAGAGCCTGATAATTGAACAACAGAAGGAGTAAGGATTATGAGCAGAGAAAAAGTAAAAGAGATCGTCGATTACATGGTTTCGGAGGGCACACAGAACACCAACTACGGCAGCTGGAGCTTTGATATTCCGGAACTGTGCGACAAGTTCGACCTTCCGCTGGAATGGTTCTATGAGCACAACGATGATATTTGCCGCGAACTCGACGAGCGTGATGAGGTTGCTGATTACGAGCAGAACTACGACTGGAACAACCATCCGCTGAATTACGACCTGGTTTACTACACGGACTTCTGCCATTTTGAGGAGGTGTGATATTTATGGGTGGACTTCGCAGAGTAGATAAAGCTTGCAAAAAATGCGGCGTTATGATGTATCAGGTTCCGTCAAAAAGATTGTACTGCGATAAATGTCGAGACACCGTACCGCGTAACATGTCAAAGACGGAAGAAAAGCCTAAAAAGCTCACACTGTCAGAAATCATGCGCGAAGCAGACAAGGAGGGCTTGCAATATGCATCCTACTGCAAAAAGCACGGACTTTACTAAGAAAAAAGAGCTCTGGAAGGTGTTCAGGAAGCACCGGAAAGAGCTCTTTGCTTATACCGTCAGAGGGGAGGGCGAAGATGAGGAAGAGGCGACGATCTCGCTTCTGGCCTACGAGAATCACTGTAAGGAAAGTGCCATTTATGTGACGTTGGAAATGAGGTGAGCGACCTGATGGCAGGTGTAACGCTCTACGACTACCAATTGGATGCGATCAACCGTATGAAAATCGGCTGCATCTTATGCGGAGGCGTAGGAAGCGGAAAATCGAGAACGAGTTTGGCGTTCTATTACAAACTTTACGATGGGGAGGTGAACACGGAGAATTATGTTCGTATGACAGAGCCCCCGGATCTTTATATCATCACGACTGCCCGGAAACGGGACACCGGAGAGTGGGACGAAGAACTGGCCCATTTCTATATGTCTACAGATCCAGAGCATGATATTTACGAGCACAAGGTCGTGGTGGATTCCTGGAACAATATCGGAAAGTACGTTGGCGTGAAGAATGCGTTCTTTATATTTGACGAGCAGCGAGTCGTTGGAAAGGGCGCATGGGTGAAATCTTTCTACAAAATTACGCAAAATAACGAGTGGATTCTGCTCAGTGCCACCCCTGGGGACTGCTGGACGGATTATATCCCGGTGTTCATCGCCAATGGGTTCTATCGAAACAGAACGGACTTCAACAACCAGCATGTGGTATACAGCCAATTCTGCACGAAGTACCCGAAGATCGACCGGTATCTGAACACACAGCGCTTGATACGGCTGCGGGAGCGGATTCTGGTTGACATGGACTTCGAGCGGCCGACGGTATCGCACCATGAGAATGTATTTGTGGATTACGACAAGGTGAAGTATCTGTCGATCTGCAAGAACCGGTGGAATCTCTGGGAGAACAAGCCAATCGAGACCGCCAGCGAGTTCTGCTATCTGCTGCGGAAGTTGGTGAACGCTGATGCAAGCCGACAAGAAAAAGTGCTGGATATTTGTAAAGGCAGACCCAGGGTCATCATTTTCTATAATTTCGATTATGAGCTTGATATTCTGATGGGTCTGGACTACGGCAAGGATACCGAAGTTGCACAATGGAACGGGCACAAGCATCAGCCGCTTCCTGAAGGCGACAGGTGGGTGTATCTGGTGCAGTACAATGCCGGTGCTGAAGGCTGGAACTGCATCAAGACGGACACCATTATATTTTACAGCCAGAACTACTCATATAAGATCATGGAGCAGAGCTCTGGGCGTATCGACAGGCTGAATACACCTTACAAGGATCTGTACTACTACCATCTGAAGTCGAGAGCGGGGATCGATCTGGCAATTTCGAGGGCACTGAACTCGAAGAAAGCTTTCAATGAGAGGAAATTTTATGGAGCAGGTTAACTTTGAAGATGTATTTGCTGACCTGATTCATTCTTTTGAATCTGCGGCAGATAAAGTAAAGAAAATCACAGATGAACTGGAGGACGAGGTTTATATGAGAATTGCAAATGACCGGAAAGCTGCCAATGGATTCCGTCCGAGCTATCCGAAATGCAAGATTCCTAAGACCGATAGGGCTAACAAAGTTATGCAGGGGCGTATTCATAAACACTGCTAATAGAAAGGATTGATATTTATGATTAAAGATTCTGGAGATCGCACCGAATTTGAAACTGGTGCAAAGCGTGATATGCACGCAGGGAAGGGTAGGATGGATCTTCTGCCCTGGTACGGCATCATGGAGGTCAGTAAGCACTGTGAGGAAGGTGCCTTAAAGTACGGTGAGCACAACGCAGACAAGGGTATTCCGCTGCATTCGCTGCTGGACAGCGCTGCTCGGCATATGGCAAAGTACATGGTTGGTATGGACGATGAGGATCACCTGCGCGCGGCCTGCTGGAATCTGTTGCGGGCGCTGGATCAGCGGACGACGCATCCTGAGTTGGATGATAGGTTTGCGGTTCAAGCAAAGAAAAAGTCGTTGAAGTGTATTATGTGCACATGCGGCAAAACCCTAACGGATGAGCATGGCCGTGCTTTTCGTGACGTTGAACAAGATATTAACTTACCTATGTTAAGATGGATGCTCCGCTGCCCGGAGTGCAAGAAAGTGACCGTAGTAAATTGGAAGGAGTTCACCAATGAATAACTGGATGCGCGAAGTAGACTATGCGACCTACTGTCCGAAGTGCAAGAGCTTCAAGGTGCTGGAGACGGATGAACCCTGCCATGAGTGCCTGACGGAGTGTGCGCGGGAGGGTACGGTTAAGCCTCTAAAGTTTGAGGAGAAGACGCGAAAATAACAAGCTCCTTTATGAGGTAAACTCATATTTGAAAGGAGATACTTATTATGAAAAAAGCGTGGAAAATTGGTATTAGCACTATTGCTGGTATTGTCGGGGCGTGTGTGCTGATTCGTATTCACAATGCAGAGGTTCGCAAAGTATATTGCGAACGCTATGGAAAAGGATATGATGAAGGATATGCACTTGGACTTTATCAAGGGAAGTTGATGGGTGCCAATGACCTGTATATGAATGCTCATAATGGGAGTGAATATTTCAATAATTATATGATCGAAGCTAGGAAAGAATTTGTTGAGACAAATACAAAACTCAATAAATAAGAGAACTGGGCCGTGGAGAAATCTGCGGCTCTTTATTTTCTGAACTGTAACAAAAAGGAGCGATTCAAATGCACGAGACTCAGGAAAAAGCCACGACCCATAAGGTCTTCATGAAAATCATCCGCCCTTGGCCCGGACGAAGCGGATATTTAGAAAAGTTCTCTGATTTAACCTCGAACGGTATGGCAAGGTTTCGCTTTGAGGGTGATAACTACGATACCATCGCCCATGTGAGCAATATGGAATATAAGGTATATGACTGATTTCAAATCTAAAATTGTAGAGTATCAGGAGGAACGGTGAACGCTAAATGATATTTGCTGAAGAGGATTTGAACTCTTTGAATGCTATTGCCGGATTATTGGCTTCATTCGGGTGGGATAGTCAGGCTGGCTGTGTGCTTTATATTCAGCATAAAATCGCAAAGACCATGGAGGCTGACGAAAGGAAATGCAGAAATGAGAAACATGTCTAAGAAAACCTGGAAACTCCGGGTTTGGAATCACATGACCGAGATGCAGAAGTTGGATATTCTGCTGAAGCATGCTAAGGTTCCGCATACTTATGAACGTCGCTGGCCAGAGATGGACAGACCGGACTGTCAGGAATATCTCCCGGGCGGACGACACGATGGTGGTGAGCAAATCACTGCATATGATGCTGCTGGAAATCGTATCTGGGATGGCATTTGGGGTTGGGGTTTCTATGGCTTTGAGCAGGGGCTTATCGAGGTGATGGGTAGGCAGGCACTTGGCCTTGATGATGTTGAGGGCTGGCTCACGGCTCGTCAGGTTACAAAGATGTGGAGGTGTAGAAATGCTGCGAAAAATCGTTGATTTCGTCAAAAAGATACTCTGGACAGAGCCGATGGTTTCGACAGTCAACACACTGAAAGATGCCATGCGGGATCTTGAGGTGGCCCGGAACCACTTTGAGAACTGCGATCCGGAGTTTATCACGACTGCTATCTTCGAGCTGAACGCTGCGGAGAGCCGTCTGGATGCGGCGAGGAGGTGTGTGGGGTGAAGCCATTTTATTATCCGACTTACAAGTGCCGATTTTGCGAGAGGGAATTTAACGATGGGCATTCCTATTGTAATCTCGAAGATGCGAAGAACAATCTGGCCGGTCTGATGGCGTTCCGCCCAATTCATTATTGCGATGGTGGTCATATTGGCATTGGATATTTTACAGGTCTCGAAAGGGTTGATAAGGATGAATGATGTTTGGGAGAAGATCGGCCATATGCTGGGGCATATTCTGGCGGCGACGCTGGTTATTTGCGCATGGCTGATCATTATTGCATTTACGCTGAAGGTAATCTGGTTCATTCTGTTCCGGACTCTGCTGTGAGGTGATAACATGGAAGACTACGAAGAAGCAGTCGAGAAAACTATAACTTTATACGCTGATGCTAAGCCTTATACTCAAGTCATTTATAGAGCGAATGGACTTACTACTTGCAACGTCTGTTTTGCCCAGGCAAAGGTATTTAATGACCTGGACATAAGAAATGTTGCGGACTTATATTCCGAGGATTATGAGCTTCAGAGAAAGGTTTTAGTCAGACAAAATGCCAAAGTAAAAGATGTCGCCAAGCTTTTAGAGAACGGCGACATTTGCTATTCAGATGCTTGTGAATGGTGCATGGAGAATGATATTCCGCTTGGACAGTTCGACAGGTGTTTGTATGGCGAGCTGAGAAAGTCTGATAACCCTGCCCGGGTGGAACCGAAAGAACCGTGGCCATATCGAGTGGTGGCGGGCATAAACCGGGTGCTGGAGATTCTGCTTAACTCGATTTTGGAGGATTTTACATGAAGCAGTACACATTTTGGTTTGAGTGCACGGACAATGGTGGCGGGCATCAGGGGTTCATGGTCAAGGCAGAAAATAAGCAGGAGGCTATCAAGAAAGGCATGGCTTTTGCGAAGAAACATGCTTCGGGTGATATCTGTGGGGACTGGACTTGCAGATTGATACAGGAGGGCGCATTATGAATGACAATTTTGGTGCAATTACGATACTTGCTCCGAAATGCCAACAGTGTCCGAAGATGAACACCTGCGATCATAAACAGATGGCTCATCTCGGATTCATCATCCCAATATTGGCGAATGATATTTGCAAGCCCATTCGTCAATCTATGAGAAATAACTATAGAAAGGACTATTTGAAATGAAAATCGTTGAACCTAAGTACGAAATCCTCACTGATATTTCTGAGGGAGGCATTAAGGAGCTCCAGCAGATCGAGCGGGTGGCCCGGGTCTGCTACAAGAGCGAGGACAAGATCACGCCGGACGGTGAGTCGGCAAAGAAACTGGTGGGATTCCTGGTGAAGCAGGGACATGAGGCTATGCTGGAGCATTCTCAGCTGAGCGTGCTGTTTACCTGTGACCGTGGCGTGGCGAATGAGCTGGTGCGTCACCGCATTGCAAGCTTTGCGCAGGAGAGCACCCGGTACTGCAACTACTCGAAGGAGAAGTTTGGCGGAGAGTTGACGTTCATCTGGCCGTCCTATATCCGTGGTGAGCAGTATTGCGAACTGAACGATAGCGAGGTTACGATCAAAAGCTCGTTCTTGGAAGCTATGACCTATGCCGAAAAGGACTACAAGCTGATGATCGCAAACGGCATGCGTCCCGAGCAGGCTCGCTGCGTACTGCCGCTCTGCCTGAAGACCGAAATCATGGTGACTGCCAACTACCGTGAGTGGCGCAACATCTTCAAGCTGCGTACTCCTGTGGCGGCCCATCCTCAGATGCGGGAGCTGATGTGCCCGTTGTTGATGGAGCTTCAGAAGAAGATCCCGGTGGTGTTCGATGATATCTACACGTACTGGCCTGCGGATGACCAGACACGGAAAGGAAGTATGGTGAAGTGATGCGAATGGTGCTGCTCGCAAGCATTATTTTGCAAGCTATCGCAATTGGAATGTCTTTTGCTGAGAACATCGGCGAAGAAAAACAGAGAATCATCAGATATATAGGATGGTTCTTGCTTTTGATTTACATGATATTTGGTTGAGGCGATTAACTATGAAAAACCGTATTATTTGCGTCGTTGCATGTATGATGATGCTCGTTGGCTGCATCGGGTTATGCAGTTGTGGAAACTATAGGGTGTTTGATACGACATTTACCTATTCCTGGGCACAGATTAAGTTACCCGATGGAACTATTATTCAAGGCAAAGTGGACAACTGGACTGACTACGAAGGCGATCAGCTGCAAATCACGATTGACGGTACCACATATCTGGTTCATGCAGCAAATGCTATTATGAAAACCTGAGTGGGAAAGGATGTGGTGATAAGAAATGCAGCAAAGAACGTATGATTTTCTCGCTAAGTTGAAGGTTCCCATGCTGACCTTCGGCGGGGAGCTGATGGGCGAGGCTGTGGAGATGGTCGTCGATGACTTGAACTCGCACCGATTTATGTCCATGAGAGATATCGAGGCATCACTGGCAGATAAGTTCAATTGCAGCCCTGGTGTTGCGGATCGCCGGATGCGGTATGCATTGGATATGGCGGAGTATCGCTCTGGTGGGGCTAATATTGAGCTGGAGAATCTGAAGAGTACGTACGATATTAAGGTGCTGTCGCTGAAGAAATTCTTGTATGCGGCGGGGAGAAGTTTGATGACGGAGGTGAGTGTGGGTAATGACCGCGGGTGAATTTAATGAACTGGCCAAGCAGGGGAGAGTATGGGCTAAGATCGTGGCTAATTTTAGTGGTGAATACGGGCTGGTTGAGAAAATTTCCGGTTTGACGAACCAGTTTGTGAGGTTTCGGTTCAAAGGAAAGAAGTGCGATACGATCATCTCGCCGGAGAATGTGATGTTTGAGATTGAGGACTAAAGTATGAAAATGGATAAAAATGTTATTTTGGTGAGGCCGCCCTGATTTACTTGACTATGGGCAGAGCACATGATATCCTTGATACATGACGAATAGGAGGTGCTTTTATGGCACGGACGGTAAAATGCCCTGGCTGTGGTGCGGATCTTACGGTGAAGGATGGCAACCGAGATTTCATGTTTTGTGAGTTCTGTGGGACGAAGATTCGGCTCGATGACTATCAGGAGACGCATCGGTTTGTGGATGAAGCACGGATCCAAGAGTCCAAGGATGCGAAAGAACTTGAGCTTAAGAAGATGGAGTTTGAGGAACGGAAACGAAAGGAAGATCTGAAAAGTGCCTTTGCAATTATCAAGGTGTCATTAGGAATAACGCTTGGTGGACTTGGAATTTTAATGATAGGCGCAATTTTGGAAACACTTGGCGTTATTAAATGAACGATTTCTGCCCATTTTATTTTTCGCAATTTTTGGGAATTTTCGAGAAAACGTCAAAAAAGTTAAATTTTTGCGGCCAAAAACCCACTTTATGGCCAAAAATTTTTATAAAAATGGCCACAAAATTTAACGTAAGCACGTTAAGAATATGCAGTTTGGCCAAAAACCCACTTTTTTCTTTAACTTACTTAAAAAAAATGAAAAAATATATATAGTAATAGAGAATAAAAAACGGGTTTTTGGCCACAGCGAGTTTTTACTTGTAAATGCGCGCCCAAGGGTGTATCATAGAACCATAGTGTACGAACGTAACGCTTCTGATTCTACGAGGTGAAAACCATGAGCTACATGGATGAACTGGTAAGAAAATGGCGCGAACATGACCGCTCTTTTGAAGGGCGAGATGTTCTTCCGAATGGCGATGAGGTTTGGACTTATACCACACTAGAACTTGGTCTTCCAGTATTATGGCTGAAACACCCGGATGGCTCATTTGAGTATCGAGTGATTCACACTCCAGGTTATGATCAGGATACCGGTGAGCATTGGTGCTGGGAGTGCCACAAGATGCTTGTACATTGCGGCGACATCTGGAAATGCAATCAATGCGGTAATGAGATTGAAAATCAAGATATTGATATCCTCTCATCGCCGACAGAAGAAGCCAGTTATCCAGATGATAATCTTGAGCCTGAGTCGGAATGGTTAGATTGATAATTGCATTTTATGCCTCTGCGCTAAAAACGCAGGGGCTTTTTCTTTTGCTCTGAAAATTCCTAAAAATTCACATTTCTTTCTAAAAACTCACGCGAGAAAAACATCCCCTTTTATGGGGGGAATAGAATGCGTCTCAGGATGCACTATTCCTCTTATTTTGGAGGTTGTATCATGCTCGAAAACAAATTCAAGACAGGATTGGTAAGGGAGCTTAAAGAACGCTTTCCCGGCTGCATGGTTGTCCATCTTGACCCAAACGAGATTCAGGGAATCCCCGATCTCTTGGTTCTTTACGGCACAACATGGGGCGCATTGGAGGGCAAGAAGTCAGCGAGTGCATCTCATCGTCCGAACCAGAACTATTACGTTCAGCAGATGGACGAGATGAGTTTTGCGGCCTTTATCTATCCTGAAAACAAGGAGGAAGTTCTTAATGAACTGGCGAGATCATTCGAGGCTCACGGGGAAACATGCCCTCCTCGGAGCAAGTAACTACCATTGGCTGAACTATGACGCAGATAGATTGACCAATGCAGTTCTTAATTATCAGGCGAAGGAACGGGGAACACGGCTGCACGCATTTGCAGCAGAGTGCATTGATCTGAAGCAAAAACTGCCGAAGAACAAGAAAACCCTCAATACCTACGTGAACGATGCCATTGGTTTCCGCATGGATACCGAGCAGGTGCTGTATTACAGCGATAACTGCTTTGGAACCGCAGATGCCATTTCGTTCAACGATGGGTTCCTTCGTATCCATGACTTAAAAACCGGAGCTGTTCCTGCACACATGGAGCAGCTCTTTATTTATGCCGCTCTGTTCTGTCTGGAATACGGCTATCACCCGAAAGATATTCGGATGGAGCTCCGTATCTACCAGAACGATGAGGTCTGGGTCGAGAACCCCACTGAAGAGGAAATTGACCCGATCATCGCTAAAATCAAAGAGTTCGACCCGATCATCACTGATATTTTGTTAGGAGTGGCAGCATGAATCCGATTGAAAAAGACCTCCGTTCTTATTTTGGCATTACTTCTGAAAGCAATATCCTGGAGCACTATGGCACCAAGCGGCACTCTGGTCGCTATCCTTGGGGCTCTGGCGACAATCCGTATCAGCATTCCGGTGATTTCCTGTCTCGCATTGAAGTTCTGAAGAAGAAGGGATTGTCTGAGAAAGATATTCTGGAGAGCATTAACGACGCTCTTCCGAAAGAGTATCAGATGAGCCTGTCCGAGTTCCGTGTGGCAAAGCGAACTGCCATTCATGAGCGGAAAACCTCAGAATACGAGCAGATCCATAAGCTGAAAGACGAAGATCACCTTGGCTGGACTGAAATTGCCAACCAACTTGGCATGAGCGAATCAAGTGTTCGATCTAAATATGCCGGAAATGCAGACAAAAAAGCGCAGCGTGCAAAAAACATCGCTGAAACTCTGAAAAAAGAAGTCGATAAAAAGGGAATGATCGATGTTTCGGAGGGCGCAAACTTTGCGTTGGGCGTAACCGATACTGAACTTCAGGATGCAGTATATACATTAGAGGCCGAATACGGTTATAAGCGTTACGGTGTAGGCATTAAGCAACCGACAAACAATCGCCAGCAGACCAATATCATGGTGCTTGCGAAACCAGAGTTCGATCAGAAGTATGCCTACAATCATCAGGAACAGATCGATTCGCTTGGCGATTATCATACAGATGATGGCGGCGAGACCTTTACGAAGCTTCAGCGTCCCTCCAGTCTGGATTCCAATCGTGTCGCCATTCGTTACGGCGATGAAGGTGGCCTGGATAAGGATGGCGTGATGGAGATTCGCCGTGGTGTTCCTGACCTCGATCTGGGCAAGAGCCATTATGCGCAGGTTCGCATCCTCGTTGACGGAGACCATTATCTGAAGGGTATGGCAGTTTATTCTGATGACCTACCGGATGGTGTGGACGTTATGTTCAACACCAATAAGCCTTCTGGCACGCCCAAGATGAAGGTCCTTAAGGAAGCAAAAGCTGATCCTGACAACCCGTTTGGCGCAGCTATCAAGGCCAACGGCCAGAGTATGTATATCGGTGACGATGGCAAAGAGCACCTCTCGCCGATCAACAAACTGAAAGAGGAAGGCGACTGGGATACGATGTCACGGAACGTCTCTTCTCAGTTCCTTTCCAAGCAGCCCAAAAAGCTGATCGAGAATCAGCTTAACCTTACTGTTGCGGATTATCAGGCGCAGTATGACGAGATCATGCACTATGATAATCCTACGGTCAAAAAGAAGCTGCTCTACGATTTTGCTGATACGGTCGAAGGAACGTCCATGACCCTGAAAGCGTCTGCTTTCCCGGGCCAGTCCACGAAGGTTATCCTGCCAATCAATAAGATCAAGGAGACTGAGGCTTATTGCCCCACCTATGAGAATGGCACCAGGCTTGCACTGATCCGTTATCCCCATGCAGGTACCTTTGAGATTCCCATTGTGACTGTCAACAACAAGAATGTCAGCGGCAAGCGGAATCTCGGTGCAATTCAGGATGCAATCGGCATCAATGCAAAGGTTGCAGAGCGACTGTCTGGTGCTGATTTCGATGGCGACACAGTCATGGCAATCCCTGTTACTGACAAAGTCAACATTAAGTCCACCCGTGCGCTGAAAGCATTGGAAGGATTTGATCCCAAGACCGCTTATGCAGTTCCTGAAGGCAATCCAAATAATGTCAGGTTGATGAAGAAAGAAGACAAGCAGCGCGAAATGGGCGTGATTTCCAACCTCATCACTGACATGACACTGCGTGGTGCCGACGAGGATGAGCTTGCGCGTGCAGTTAAGCACTCCATGGTCGTTATCGATGCTGAAAAGCATAAGTTGGACTACAAGCGGTCTGAGCAGGAGAATGGCATTCCCGAGTTGAAGCAGAAGTGGCAGATTCGGGTGGATGAGGAAGGCGCTATACACTATGGTGGCGCATCCACGCTCCTGTCTCGCCGTAAGCAGACCGTTCGTGTGCCCGAGCGCCGTGGCAGTATTCGTGTTGACAAAGAAACAGGCAAGCTAATTTACAAAGAGAGCGGGCGTACCTTTATCGACCCTAAGACTGGTAAGGAACGTAAGGCCGAGGATACAGTCAGTCTGATCTCCGAAACAAAGGATGCACGTACGTTGTCTTCTGGCACTATTCAGGAGAACCTGTACGCGGACTTCTCTAACAAGTTGAAGGCTATGGCCAATCAGGCGCGCAAAGAGGCGGTAAATATGAAGGGACTTGAATACAGTCCTTCTGCCGCTAAGACCTATGCGCCTGAGGTTGCATCCCTGAAAGAGAAGTACAACAACATGATCGCCAACAAGCCTAAGGAGCGCAAAGCAATGTTGATTGCGAACGCGAATATTAAGGCGAAGATTCAGGAACAGGGGCTTGATCCCAACATTTCGGAAGATAAGAAGGTAATCAAGAAGATCTCTTCTGTCGAGATGCAGCGTGCTCGCGATTCTGTTGGCGCAAGCGGACGCAAGTCCAAGGTTACCTTCACGGACAGAGAATGGGAAGCTGTTCAGGCTGGCGCAATTTCCGACAATATGTTGACGAAGTTCCTTAATTCGTCTGATTCTGACGAAATTGTAAAGCGTGCAATGCCGAAAGCAACGGCTACGTTGTCTTCTGCCAAATTGGCAAAGGCAAAAGCAATGCTCAATCTTGGCGCGTCATATGATGAGGTTGCCAAGGCATGCGGTGTGCCTAAATCTACGATTTACAGCGCACTCGACAAGTAACAATCTATTAAGAAAGAGGCTTTGAATAATGGTTCGGTGCTTTCTCACCACTTTTGATAACCCGTACAGTCCGTACGATGAGTTCGAGAAGTGGTATCAGTATGATATCGCACATGGCTACAACTCTTCCGGTTTGCTTATGAGGATCGCCGAGACCTCCTCTCAGTTCACGGACAATGAAAACGCCTATGAAATTGAGAAGGCAATCGACAAGATCGTTGCTGCCGACCCGATAAACATCTACAAGAAGCTCAAGATCACCGTGCCCGATGAGGATACGCTCGGCCAAACCGCGTAAACCATAGGGAGGGGGTCTCAAAATCGACACCCCCTCTCAAATCGCGCCGGTCTTTGATATTTCCCCGGAGGGAAAATTGATATTTGGGCTTTAAGAAGAAAAAACGCCAGTATCCACGTGGTGTGTAGGTACTGACGTTTTTACATTTTATACGGTTCGATCTAACTCCAGCTTTTTGCACTTATCTGCAATCCACAGGAGAGTCTTCGTAATATTCTCCAAGATCTCTTCACGAGATACAGGAGCAAATTTGACCTTGGTAAAGTCATCGTAAGTGACTTTATCAATCCGAATTATATCGTCCATTCTATATCACCACCTTTCTTAGTAGAATGAACGATTTAAATGAGTTACAGGTCAACCTCCGAGATAAGTATAAGTGCATTTGTATGTGCAGTCAAGTCGAAACGGAACATAATCGCCGAGGTTCTGGGGTGTAGACTGGGGCTTCGGCGGTTTTTGCAAGGGCTCATGGGAGTAGTATCCTCCTATATATTTGGGTTCAGGGCTTTCGTGATGTTCAACCTCCATTGGGCATGATCTGCTTTTTCTTCTCCTTTCAAATGAGACAGGCTTAACTGGTACTACTGCGACTCCCATGAACCCTTGCAAAAGCAAAATAGGAATGTGAAACGAGGTTATTGCAATGAAACCTAAGAAGTCTGCTCCGGGCGAAATGTCGGCTGCAACTTCGCGGCCTGCAAGCACCCCGGAAGCACAAGAAAACTATATGATCAACCTGGCGATGAAACTGGTTGAGAAAAGACTGCTGGAAGGCACGGCATCCAGCGCTGAGACGACACATTTTCTGAAGCTGGCGACTTCCAAGAACGAGTTGGAGAAAACAAAGCTGGAAGAGGAAAACAAACTGTTGCGGGCAAAGACCGAGACACTACAGAATGCAAAGCGCTATGAGGAGATGTACGGGAAGGTCATTGCTGCTATGAAGAAATACAACGGACTGGGAGAGGATGACGAGTATGACTTTAACTGAATTGGCATTTACGATCTTCTGGCTCGTAATAATCATTTTTGGCTCGGTGTTTTTTGCAGAGTGGGCAGAGAAACACACGCAGAGTTATGCAATGGAACTCTTTGCACACTTTGGGATGCCTGCACTGCTATGGTGCGGAATGCTGATTCTGTATGCGGCATTACAGCAGAAGGGTCTGCTGAGGTGAGCTAATGAAATGATGGGCTATAAGACGGCGTTAGCTGTGCTGTGGTTTGCGGCTTTTACAATCTTTATGCTGGCGGTGTATTTCGGAAAGCACCCCGAAAATGCTGTAAGTACGACTATGCTGTATGTTTTGGGGATGCTGTCTGGAATTATTGCGCTCTGCGAGATACTGGAGCTGTTTGTATGAAGAGCTATACAGAGTTATGCAGCCTGTCGACCTACGAGGAGAGGCTGGAGTATTTACAGCTGCACGGGGAAGTGGGGAGAGATACCTTTGGGTTTGACCGATGGCTGAACCAGGACTTCTACCAATCGAGAGAGTGGCGGCAGTTCAGGGACCGGATCATCGCCCGGGACATGGGGTGCGACCTTGGGTGCAAAGACCACCCGATCACGGACTGGGTGCTGCGGGACGGAAGGCCGATTCGACCGAAGATCTCCATCCATCATATAAACCCAATAACAAAAGATGACGTTCTCCAGCACAGCGAAAAGCTGCTTGATCCGGAGAACGCCATTTGTGTTTCGGCGGCAACGCACAAGGTGATCCATTACGGAACAGGGAAGGGCCCGAAGCTGCCGGACGGAGAAAGAAGACCGGGCGACACCTGCCCATGGATAAAAACATGAATAAGTTACAAGAAGAAACTGACAATGGCTAAGGCGACAAAAAGCAAAACGGCACCGACTTGGATGTACATTCCGTGATCACCGAGAAAATCAAGAGTTCTTTCGAGAATATGCTTGGCTCTATCGATAAATTCGGTGACCGAAAATTCTGGAATATGGCGATTTACTATTTCTGCATAGGTGCGAAGTTCTTCGTTATCATCGTCCGAATCCGTTTGACGGCTGTTTGGCTCATCAGATAAAGAATCATCGGGCTTGAACTGTGATCCGCAATAAGGGCACTCGAGAAATGCACCGTGGTCATCCATTTTTACAGGAGCACCGCAGTTGGGACAGGTGTAAGACTGCATACATTGCCTCCGAAGTATAAGAAATACCGTTTGAGATAAGTATATCAATCCATATGTTGTATGTAAAGAAGAAAGTCTAATATCCAGTGGAGGAAATGAGTATGTACCAGAAAAAAGCATTTAACCGGCGAGAGCAGGACTACGCCATGTGGCTGCGGCGGAAGCTGGAAGAGGCAGAGGCGATGCTCCAGCACCTTGCACCGAGCCGCGCGAGAAGCCTGGCGCTGACCAAGCTGGACGAAGCACTGCTCTGGGCGAACGTGGGCATTGCGGAAGCCGGGCTTCAGCAGGCCTATACGGCTGTACCGCGGAATAAGGGCTTTGACTTTGACGATGCTCTGGCGACAAATGTGGATGGGCAGCAGGTGCGGGCAACACGGGCCGGGGATATCACGTTTGATGGGATGAAGATTGTCCCGCGGATGGATGAGAATCATGCTGTGACCGCACAAAACGCTGCTCCGAGTGCTGGGGGAGACCTCGTTTTGCTGAAGCCTGGTCAAGTGGCGATTGATGCGGAGAGGCTGGCCAAGCTGGTCGAGGAGAGTGCACAGAAAGAAGCGGCCATGGGCAAGGACGGCGCGCCCCACCATCTGGCCGAACTGGAACTACTGGCGAGGGCTCAGAAGGACTGGTACTACGCCATGATGAGTTACATTATGGGCGACGACAGCGATGCCGAGGAGGATTCAAAATGAATTCGATCCTGACGAGTGTGAAGAAGCTGCTGGGCATTGCCGAGGAGTGCACCGACTTTGATGCGGACATCATCATGTACATCAACATGGCGCTGTTTGCACTGGTGCAGATGGGCGTGGGGCCCGGCGAAGGGTACGCCATTTCCGGGAAAGAAAACGAATGGACGGAATTTGTTGCCGACCCGGTGAAGGTGGAAGCGGTGAAGGCTTACGTGGCCGTGAAGGTACGGCTGCTGGGCTTTGACCCGCCCCAGAGCAGCACCACCATGGAAGCGCTGAAGAACACCGCCTCCGAGATGGAATGGCGGCTGAACGTGGAGCACGACAACACATGGGACGGACAGTAGCAGCACGATGGGTGGAGCACTGGATGGAAACACCGGAGAAAAAAGACTGGTTTGGACGGGTAACGCAGGATATCTGCAACGGATGCGCCCGACAGGGAACATGCGAATGCCCGGAGGACATCCAGTGCTTTTACACCCTGGACAAGCCCTTTTACCGGCCTAAAGCCTGAACGAGTGAAACGGAGCAAGACGAGGAACCAAAATGACATTATCGAACACGGCCACGCCGATCTACTACGGCCGTTTTCGGGAGGCCGTGATGCGTGGCGAAATACCCGTATGCCGGGAAATTGCCATGGAGATGGAGCGGATCGACGACCTGATCGCCAACCCGGGCATCTACTATGATGACAAGGCGGTGAACGGCTTTATCTCCTTTTGCGAGGATGAGCTGACCCTGACCGACGGCACCGATGTGAAGCTGCTGGACAGTTTCAAGTTATGGGCTGAAGAGATCTTTGGATGGTACTACTTTGTAGAACGAAGCGTCTTTGTGCCGAACGAGCGCGGAGGCGGCGGACACTACGAGACCCGGCGACTGAAAAAGCGGCTGGTGACAAAGCAGTACCTCATTATTACCCGATCGGCCGCGAAGACCATGTATCTGGAGTTTTTGCAGGCCTACTTCCTGACGGCGTACACCACCACGACCCAGCAGCTGACCACCGCCCCGACCATGAAGCAGGCCGAGGAGGTGCTGGCACCCTTCCGCACCGCATTGGCGCGGGCAAAGGGGCCGGTGTTCCAGTTTATGACCGAGGGCAGCCTGCAAAACACCACCGGCTCCAAGGCAGACCGGGTGAAGATGGCTTCCACCAAGAAGGGTATCGAGAACTTTTTGACCAACAGCCTGCTGGAAGTGCGCCCGATGACCATTGAGAAGCTGCAAGGACGGCGCGACACCGTGGCGACCGTGGACGAGTGGCTCTCCTGCGACATCCGGGAAGACCCTATTGGTGCCATTGAGCAGGGCGCAGCCAAGAACGAGAATTACCTCATCGTGGCGGCTTCCTCCGAGGGCACGGTGCGCAACGGCTGCGGCGATGACATCAAAATGGAGTTGATGAGCATCCTGAAAGGGGAGTACGTCAACCCACATGTGTCCATCTGGTACTACAAGCTGGATTCCATTGAGGAAGTGGGCCAGCCGGAGATGTGGCTGAAGGCCAACCCGAACCTGGGTAAGACCGTGAGCTACGAGACCTACCAGTTGGACGTGGAACGTGCGGAGAAATCTCCCAGCGCCCGGAACGATATTCTGGCCAAGCGCTTCAACCTGCCCATGGAGGGCTACACCTATTTCTTCCCTTACGAAGAGACCCTGTGCCACAGGAAGAGAAGCTTCTGGCAGATGCCCTGTGCGATGGGCGCGGACCTTTCCATGGGCGACGACTTCTGCGCCTTTACCTTCCTGTTTCCGCTGTCCAACGGATATTTTGGGGTCAAGACCCGGGACTACATCACATCCTACACCCTCAGTCAGCTTCCGGCTTCGAGACGGCAGCAGTATGAGGAGTTTATGCGGGAAGGGACCCTGTTCGTGTTTGACGGCACGGTCCTGGACATGATGCAGGTGTACGATGACCTGGACAACTTTATCATGGAGAACGAGTACGACGTACGGGCGTTTGGCTACGACCCCTACAACGCACAGGAGTTCGTGAAGCGCTGGGGTGATGAAAACAGCACCTTTGGCGTTGTGAAAGTGATCCAGGGCGCAAAGACCGAAAGCGTGCCGCTGGGTGAGCTGAAAAAGCTGAGTGAACAGCGGAAGCTGCTGTTTGACGAACAGCTGATGCAATTTGCCATGGGCAACTGCATTACGCTGGTGGACACCAACGGCAACCGGAAACTCTACAAACAGCGGCAGGATCAGAAGATCGATGCCGTGGCTGCTATGATGGACGCTTACGTGGCGTGGAAACAGAACCGGGATGCGTTTGAGTGATCAAGTCGAAGTCTTTTTTCGATTTGGTCGATCATATGGGTCTACGATCGTATATTCGTTTCCAATATCGATCCCAAGGGCATTAGCTTCCTCCCGTTTGGCTGCTGATGCTCTTTGATTTTCAGGGAGCCTACGTTTGTTGAGATTGTAATGAACTAATCTCTGGGCGGCCTCTTCGGAATCAATCGGAATCAACTCCAAAGATGTGCCTTCAGTCACTGTCTCGCAGGAAGCCCCGGCTGGGAGTTCATCAGAAGAATCAGCTCCTTGAACAGGACCGGATAAGAGTTCGTTTTTGTTGTCCAACCACCACAGAATCCCTTTTCCAGCAAGCCATCCGGCAAAAAGTGCCGCGGCAGTAGCTTTAGGATGTCTTTTGAAGAAAGATTTTCTAGGTTCATCATTTTCATCGAAATAATCAAGACCGAGCTCAAGTCCGTCCATATTACATTTTGGGCACTTTATGGATGAAACTTTCTTTTTCGGAACCGAAATTTCATGTCCGCAGTTGGGGCAAATAACTGTATCCATAAGAACTCCTCTTTGTCGAAAATGTTCGATAAGGAGAGTATAACACAGCCGATAAGTGTTGTAAATCGCAGGAAGGAGCGAAAATGAACGATTATTGGAACTATCTGGCGCATGGCGAGCTGGGAAAAGAGCGAAAGGGGCACAAATACTATGCCCGCATTGCTGTTGGTAAAAACAGACTTGGTTATACCCAGTATCGCTATTTCTATGATGCAAGAGAATATGGCGCATATATGACCCGGAAGAGGCAGGACAAGACTGCTCAAATCAGTGTTCCGTATGGTCAGAAAGATCGAAAAACGACGCATTATGTGACTGGCACAGGAAATACGATGGTAGGTCAGCGCGATGCAGAAAGAGATATGGAGCGCGCAAGAAGCCGCGGGCTTGATACCGTGCGAACTCCTTCTGACAAGTTTGGCGGTACTACTGGTATTTCTGCGGACAGTGCGAGCGTCACTGCCCATACCAAAACCGTGAAAGATCATCCGAATCTGCGTAAGGCAAAGAATGCTGTGAACAAAAAAGCAGCAGAAGTGCAGTCTGCCGTAAAGAACGGAAAGAAAAAAATCAATGATCTGATCTTGAAAGCGAAGACTGAGCACAACCGAAATCAGTGGCAGAAAACCTATATGGCCATTGGCGATACGCTTATGGTTACGAGCAAGAACACGAAAACAGGCGAAGTTCGGGAAAAAAACCTATAATCATACAAAGGCCGCGACTAACTTTGAGAGCACCATGAAGCAGGCTGGCAACAAAAACAAATATAAGTATGAGCCTATCTATAAGGCAAACAAAGCATACGAAAGTGCTTCCAGAATCCTGTCGAATGGTAGGAAGCGGGTTCAGAGCCTGTTCAAGCGGAACTGAGGTGATGAGACAAATATGCAGGTATACAAGGACGAGCTATACCACTGGGGCATCAAGGGCATGAAGTGGGGTGTGCGGCGGTACCAGAACAAGGATGGTACCCTGACGGCCGCAGGCAGGAAACACTATGCCGGGGACGGGAACGCCGGTGAGGATGCGCAGGAGCCCAAGACAGAGTATGCGCCCAAGCGAACCGGGAAAAATGCAGAGGACTACTCCGACGAGGAGCTGCGGGCACGGATCAGCCGGCTGCAAATGGAAAAGCAGTACCGGGATCTTCAGGGGCAGACCAACATCCGGGCGGATGACCCCAACAAGGAACTGAAAGCCGAGAAAGAGCGGCTCCAGCTCCAGAAGGACGTGAAGCAGCTGCGGAAGGACGTATACAGCGGGCAGAGCTTTGTGAAGACCGTAATGACGAACGCTTCCCAGCAGTTTTTGACCAAGGCCGCTTCCGGTGCTATGAGCTACGCAGCAAAACAGTTCATCACGAAGGAACTCAAGAACCCTGATCTGGCGAACGCCATTGTGAGCGGAAGCGCTGGCGGAAACCAGCAGAAGAAAGACGATGACAAGAAAGACGACGACAAGAAAGACAGTTAAGGTCTGGAGGAAATCAAAATGGCATCACAAACCTTTGGCTCCAGACTGAGACACGCCTGGAATGCGTTTTTGAACCGGGATCCCCCCGGAAGAAGCGGCGAAGGATACAGCTACCGGCCTGACCGGGTAAGGCTGAACCGAAGCAATGACCGGACGATCATGACGGCCATCAACACCCGCATTGCAATGGACGCTGCGGCAATTACCATCAATCATGTAAGGCTCGATGAAAACGGACGCTACGACGAAACCGTTGATTCGGGCCTTAATTCTTGCCTGAACCTTTCCGGCAACAAGGACCAGACGGGCCGGGCACTGCGATATGACATGTTCCTTTCCATGCTGGACGAGGGATGCGTTGCGCTGGTGCCCATTGACGTGGACTACGACGGTAAGACCGGTAAGACCCGGATCGAATCCATGCGGGTGGGAAGGGTGCTGGAATGGTACCCGGACGACGTGCGGCTGGAAGTGTACAACGACCGGATCGGACGGAAAGAGGAGATCACCCTGCCGAAGACGCAGGTGGCCCTGGTGGAGAACCCGTTCTATGCCGTGATGAACGAGCCCAACGGCACGGTGCAGCGCCTGATCCGGAAGCTGAACCTGATGGACGTGATCGACGAGCAGGTGGGCAGCGGCAAACTCGACCTGATCATCCAGCTGCCCTACGTTGTGAAGGGTGAGACCCGGAAGAAACAGGCCGAAGAACGGCGGGCACAGATCGAACAGCAGCTCGCCGGTTCCAAATACGGCATTGCCTACACCGATGGCACGGAACATATCACGCAGCTGAACCGCAGCCTCGAAAACAACCTTCTGAAGACCGTGGAATACCTGACCAACATGGCATACAGCCAGTTGGGTATCACCCCGGAGATCATGAACGGTACGGCTTCCGATGCTGTGATGACCAACTACGAGAACCGCACCATCGAACCCATTGTGGCGGCTGCCGTGGACGAGATCCGGCGGAAGTTCCTGACCGAGGACGATCGGGCGAATCGGGAATCCGTGATGTACTTCCGTGACCCGTTCAAGCTGACCCCTGTTTCCGCCGTTGCCGAAATGGCCGACAAGTTTACCCGCAACGAGATCATGACCTCCAACGAGTTCCGGCAGGCCATTGGCATGAAACCCAGCAAGGACCCCAAGGCAGATGAACTGCGGAATGCAAACATCAGCCAGAGCAGTGAGGAAATTGCGGCGCAGAACAAAACGATCACGGCAGGGCGGGATGCCGTAGAGAGGAGTATTGCAAATCAAAATGGTTAATTTTGACTACGATTGCAGCGGCTGGGCGACGAAAGCGAACGTCCGGTGCTATGACGGGCTGGTGATCGCGCAGGATGCCTTTAAGGAATGCAGCGGCAAGGTTGTGCCCATGGTGTACAACCACGACCACTCCAACGTGGACAACGTGATCGGCCACTGCCTGTTGGAGAACCGGCCCGGCGGCGTGTACTGCTATGCCAAATTCAACGACACCGACACCGGCAAGACCGCAAGACAGTGCGTGGAGAGCGGCGACCTGAGCGCCTTTTCCATTTTTGCCAACGGCCTGAAGAAGGTTGGCAGCACCGTGAAGCACGGCTTTATCCGGGAAGTGAGCCTGGTGCTGGCCGGATGCAACCCGGGTGCCCTGATCGACGAGGTGGTGAAGCACAGCGCCGATGAGGACTACGAGGGCGGCGAGGCCTTTATTTATAACGAGGACGGCCTGAGCCTGACCCACGGCATGGACCCCGAGGGCAACCCGCTGGAAGACCTTACACACAGTGCGGACAGCGGCGATGCCGTGACCGACGATGAAGCAACACAGGAGGAAGCCAAAATGGCGGATGAAAAGAACGAAGGCAAGACGCTCGAACAGGTCTACAACAGCATGACCGACGAGCAGAAAGAGTGCTGCCACGCTCTGGTGGGCCTGGCCCTGGAAGAGAAGGAAGGCGGCGACAACGATGACGGTGAGGAGGACGATACCGTGAAGCAGAATGTTTTCGACAAGGATACCAACGCAACTGTGCTGAAGCACAGCATCGAAGAGATCAACAACGTGGTCAAGACCGCAAAGAGCCACGGCACCATGAAGGCTGCCTTTGAGGATGCCGGCATGGACAGTGACGAGCTGGCCCACAGCATCGACAACATCGACTGGCTGTTCCCTGAGGATCACCTGCTGGACACCACGCCCCGCATCATCGACAAGCCCGACGACTGGGTGAGTGTGGTCATGGGCGCTGTGCACCACATTCCCTTCAGCCGGTTCAAGAGCATGTTTGCTGACCTGACCGAGGAGGATGCCCGCGCCAAGGGTTACTTCAAGGGCAACTTCAAGAAGGAAGAGGTCTTTGGCCTGCTGCGCCGCTCCACCAGCCCCACCACCGTGTACAAGAAGCAGAAGCTGGACCGCGACGACGTGATCGACATTACCAGCTTTGACGTTGTGGCATGGCTGAAGCAGGAGATGCGCCTGAAGTTGAATCGTGAGCTGGCTCTGGCTTACCTGCTGGGCGACGGCCGTCTGGCTGCTTCTGAGGACAAGATCGATGAGAACTGCATCCGCCCTGTGTTCAATGACAGCGACCTGTTTACCATCAAGGTCCAGTGCAAGACCACCGGCCTGACCACCGTGGAGGACAAGTACAAGGCCCTGATCAAGCAGATCCTGCGCAGCCGCAAGGAGTACCGCGGCTCTGGCACCCCCACCCTGTTCACCACCGAGGACGCTCTGACCGAGATGCTCCTGCTGGAGGACGGCATCGGTCACCCGCTGTATGCTGACGAGGCTGCTCTGGCCCGCAAGCTGCGTGTGAAGAACATTGTGACCATCCCCGAGATGGAGGGCCGCAAGGGTGCCAAGGGCGGTGACCTGGTCTGCCTGATCGTGAACCTGGCCGACTACACCGTGGGTGCAGATAAGGGCGGCGCTGTTTCCATGTTCGACGACTTCGACATCGACTTCAACGCCCAGAAGTACCTGATCGAGACCCGCTGCTCCGGCGCTCTGACTACCCCGTTCAGCGCCATGGCTGTTGAGTGGGCTGCTTAAAGAGAAAGGATATGAATATGCTGAACACCATCTACGAGACCGGTTATGACCTGCACGTGGCAAACTACATTGCCTACCTGCACACCGACAAGAAGCTGTACGAAGACGAGGCCCACAAGGTTCAGGCCAAGAAGGCTGACGTGGAGGAGGCCTTTAAGCTGGGCCGTCTGATCGTGATGGCTGCCGACAAGACCTACCTGCCTGTGGCCCTGGTGGCTGCCGGTGTTGTTGTGACCGACGGCACCACCCCCACCACCTGCACCATGGCTGCGGACGAGGCCTGATTTTTCAGAGCTCAAGGTTAGCCACAACAAATCAAAATGGAGTGAGAAGAGATGAGATACTGCGGGAAGCTGGGATTTGCAGATAAGGTGGAGGAGACCGCCCCCAGCGTATTTACCGAGAAGATGACGGAACGCACCTATTATGGGGACGTGCTGGAGTTTGGACGGCAGATGCAGATGGGGGACAAGGTGAACCCCGACATCACGGTTGGAAACCAGTTGAGCATTCTGGCTGACCCGTTTGCGAACGACCATCTCTACGATCTCCGGTATGCGGTGTTCATGGGACAGAAATGGCAGGTGACCGGCGTGAAGGTACAATACCCGCGCCTGATCCTGACTTTGGGAGGGCTCTGGAATGGAAGCACGGCTGAAGGTTGACACGCTCCTGCGCGAAGTGCTGAAGGAGAACGGACAGTCGATCCACCTCTATTTTCAGCCGAAAGCGGGATTCCAGCTCCAATATCCCTGCATCGTGTACAGCGAAAGCAGGATCCGGAACAACCATGCAAACAACAGGGTGTACATCCAGCATCCGTTCTACACGGTGACCGTGATGGACAAAGACCCTGACAGCAAGATCAAAGCGGCCGTAAGTGTGTTGCCAAAATGCACCTACGACCGCTCTTTTGTTTCGGACGGATTATACCACACCGTTTTTACGATCTACATCTAAGGAGGAACTATATGTCCAGACTGATTTGGGACGCTGTCGGCGAAAAGTTTTATGAGATGGGCACCAAGATGGGTGTCCTGTATCCCATGAACAACACCGGCGCTTACGACAAGGGCGTGGCCTGGAATGGCCTGACCGCCGTGACCGAGAGCCCCTCCGGCGCTGAGGAGACCAAGCTCTACGCCGATGACATCAAGTATGCTTCTCTGCGCTCTGCCGAGGAGTACGGCTACACCATCGAAGCCTACACCTACCCCACCGAGTGGGAGCCCTGCGACGGTTCCGCACAGGTTGCAACGGGTGTTTCCATCGGCCAGCAGAAGCGCCAGGGCTTTGGCTTCAGCTGGGTGACCACCGTGGGCAACGACGTTGACGACGAGGTGGGCCAGAAGATCCACATTGCGTGGAACAGCACCGCTTCCCCCAGCGAGAAGAGCTACGCCACCATCAACGACAATCCTGATGCCATCACCTTCAGCTGGGAGTGCACCACCTCCCCCGTGAGCGTGACCGGTCACCGCCCCACCAGCCACATGGAGATCGACTGCTCCAAGCTGAAGCCTGCCACCGTGAAGGCCATTCAGGATAAGCTCTATGGCACCGAGGCTGCCGAGGCAACCCTGCCCACCCCCGACGAGCTGATCAAGCTGATCACCGACAGCGAGGCTCAGGCTCAGGCTCAGGTGTAAGGGGACGGATGAAACCTCTCACCACTTCGGTCTCGCCAAGGAGAACGGATTAAACCTCTCAGTCAGCTTCGCTGACAGCTCCCCTAGTAGGGGGAGCCCTTGGCAATACGGGAAGGTTTGTGAGATAGGGTTAAACAAAAACCGATGAACAATAAAGGAGAAGAAAAATGCTGAAAAAGACGATGACCACCGTGGACTTTGGCGGTACTGAGCGGACGGAAGACTACTACTTCAATCTGACCCGTGCCGAGATCATGGAGATGGAGCTGACCACCGAGGGTGGCCTTGTGCAGATGATCAACCGCATCACTGCCGCCCAGAGCCAGCTGGAGCTTGCCAAGCTGTTCAAGCAGATCATCTGCAAGAGCTACGGTGTGCTGAGCCCGGACGGCCGGAAGTTCATCAAGAACGATGCGGTGCTGGCGGACTTTATGTCCACCCAGGCCTACAGCGACCTGTACTACAAGCTGGCCTCCAACGGTGAGGCCGCGGCCGCATTCTTTGAGGGCATCCTGCCGGAGGACATGAAGGAGGAGACCAAGAAGGCCGCCCCTGTGAACGCACAGCCCGGCCTGAAGGTACTGGAAGCTCCCGTGAAGGGCACTGAGGAGCAGTAATATGCCCCTCTTACCGCTCCGTCCGTCAAAAGGCGGCGCGTCGCGGAGCTCCCCAAAGGGGCGAGCTCTGTTTAGAAGAACATTCAAAATGGAGCGTGCTCTGAGAAGGGCACCTCAATGAACACATACCAGGGAGAGAAAGCAAATGATGACGCTTACGATACCGGAACAACAGCGGTGGAATGAAAAGACAGAGGAATTTGTCTACACGCCTGCCGTGGTCCTGAAGCTGGAACATTCACTGCTCTCCCTGGCTCATTGGGAAAGCAACTGGAACATCCCGTTCCTGAGCAATCTGGACAAGCTGACCGTGGAGCAGTGGCTGGACTACATCCGCTGCATGACGGTGACCAAGGGGGTAGACCCCGAAGTGTATGCCAGACTGACCCGGGAACAGTACCGTTCCATTAACGAATATATGGAAGCTCCCATGACCGCAACATGGTTCAGCGGGGAGCCGAGACCCAACGAACGAAAGACCGCAGGAAAGTCCCGGCCCAAACGACCGCCACGGAAAAGCGGGACCGAGACCACAGCTGAGGTGCTGTACTGCCAGATGTTCCGCTTTGGCATTCCGAAAGAGTGCGAGAAGTGGCATTTGAACCGATTATTGACCCTGATCCGGGTATGCCAGGAGAGCCAGGCACCGGCGAAGAAGATGCGCAAGGGCGACCGGATGGCCCAGCAGCGGATGCTGAACGAGCAGAGAAAGGCCCGGCTGAAGACGAGAGGGTAAGATGCCGAAGGTGATCGTATTTCGCCAGAAGGGCGACTGGAAGAAGAGCCGGAGATTTTTGAAGCGATGCTCGAACCTGAACCTGGATGAGCTGCTGGACCGGTACGGACAGGAGGGCGTGGAGGCCCTTGCGAAGGCGACCCCGAAGGACACGGGAAAGACGGCGGCAAGCTGGAGCTACACGGTGACAAAGGGAAAAGAGACCATCACCATTACATGGAGAAACTCCAACATCGTGGACGGCGTGCCCATTGCGGTGATCCTGCAATACGGACACGGCACACGGAACGGAGGATACGTAGAGGGCGTGGATTATATCAACCCTGCGATGCGGCCGATTTTTGAGCGGATCGCAGCACGGGCATGGGGCGAGGTGAGGACAGAATGAGCCAGGAAGTAGACAGCCGCGTTGTTGAAATGCGGTTTGACAACGCAAATTTTGAGAAAAATACCAAACAGACCATCTCGACCATTGACCGGCTGATGGAGAAGCTCCAGTTCAAGGGAGCGGAAAAGGGCTTTGAAAAGCTGGACGCAGCCGCGAAGGACGTGGACTTTGCCACCATGCAGACGAGTCTTGACCGGCTGGAATCCAAGTTCTCGAGCCTGAACATCGTGGCCACCACGGCACTGGTGAACATCACCAACAAATTTGTGGACGCGGGTGAGAAGCTGGTCAAGAGCCTGTCCATCGATCAGGTGGCCAGCGGCTGGGACAAGTACACCGAAAAGACCTCCAACGTTCAGACCATCATGAACGCCACGGGCAAGAGCATCGATCAGGTGAACGGTTACCTGAACAAGTTGATGTGGTACTCTGACGAGACCAGCTACAGCTTCAGCGAGATGACCAGCGCCCTTTCCCAGATGACGGCTGCGGGCGGCAACATCGACAAGATGATCCCCATGATCATGGGCATTGCCAACGCCACCGCAGACGCGGGCAAAACGGGCTTTGCGTTCCAGAGCACCATCCGGAACCTGACCCAGAGCTACAGCGCCGGACATTTGCAGCTTCAGGACTGGAAGAGCCTGAACCTGATGGGCACGGCCACCAAGGCCCTGAAGCAGGAGCTCATTGACACAGCGGTGGAGCTGGGCACCCTGAAAAAGGGCGAGGTGACCATTGGCACCTTTGAGAGTTCCCTTTCCAAAAAGTGGGCCAACACGAAGGTCATGGAAAAGACCTTTGAGAAGTACGCCTCCATGATGGAAGCGGCCTACGAGATGACCCAGAAGAACAAGGGCATGACCAGCTCCGAGGCCCTTGAGAAGCTGAGCGGCCAATACGGCGAGCTGGCAGAGCGTGCGGCGCTGGCGGCCCAGCAGGCAACCAGTTTTGGGCAGGCCATTGATTCCACCAAGGACGCGGTCAGCTCAAAATGGATGGCCGTATTCGAGACCTTCTTTGGCAACAAGGAAGAGGCCACCGACACATGGACGGAGCTTTCGGAGCGGCTGTACGACATTTTCGTGCCGTCCATCGATGCGCTGAACGAACGGCTGAAAAACGGACTGAACAGCGGATGGGCACAGCTGCAAGGCAGGCTGGGGGATCAGGCGGATGCCTACAGCTACACCCTCCAGCAGGTGGCCCTTGCAAGCGGCGCTGTGACCGAAGACCAGATCACCGAAGCGGGCAGTTTTACCAAGGCATTGCAGCAGAACGGCGTGAGTGCCCAGCTGCTGAAGGCAAGCCTTGACGAAGCACAGGCAAGCGCCGAAAAGCTGCTGACCCTGAGCGACAAGGAGATGGCCGCAAAGGGCTATGACCGGGAGACTATCCAGCGGGATGCAGAAGCCTTTGCGAAGCTGAACGCTGAGATTCAAAATGGAACCCTGGACCTGGACGAGTACGCCCAGAAGATCGGCGAGCTTTCCGGCAGAGAGCATCTGGTGCAGAGCTTCTGGAATATCATGGATGCCATTGGCAAAGTGGTGGCCCCTGTGAAGGAGGCGTTCAGTGAGATCTTTCCGCCCGCAGACGGGGAGCGCATTTACAGCTTTGCCGAACGGCTCGACCTGATGACCCAGAAGCTCATCATCACCGACCAGACCGCAGAGAAGATCAAGATGACCTTCAAGGGCCTGTTCACGGTGCTGAAAGGCGTTACCACGATCCTGAGCAAGATCGGCGCGGTGGCAAAGGAAGCATTTTCGCTGCTGGCGAACGCTGCGAAGCCTGTGGCACAGGTGATGCTGAGCGTGGGAGCCGGGCTGGGGGATTTCCTTGAGACGATCTATGAAGTTGCCACCGGAAGCGGCACCCTGCGGGAGAAGCTGGGCGGCATCAAGACGGCACTGACGAAGCTCCTGAGCCCCGTGGATGCACTGGGCAGCATGCTGAAAAACACGAAGATCGCACAGTACATCGACACCTTCCTGGAAAAGGGAGAGAAGAGCACCGGCTTACTGGGCACCTTGTACTCCGTGGGCAGGCGGGCCTTTGACGGACTGAGCGCCGTGATCCGGACCGCAGCAAGCGGAGGCATTGGCATCCTGGGCACGTTGGGCATGGCGATCTCGACCCTGCTCTCCAAACTGGGCGGCCTTGGTGAGAAGGCGGTGCAGGTGCTGGGGCTGACAAAGCCGAATCTGGAGGACTTCCAGCAGAACCTCATCGACATGCCGAAGAACCTGAGCAAATCCATGAGCGAGTTTGCTTCCACCTTCCAGCGCAGCATGAACAAGATCAACGGCTCGGTGGGGGATGCCTTTGCCCCGGTGAAACAGTTCTTTACTGCGGTGAAAGAGGGCTTTGATGCCATCAGCGGGACGGACGTTTACCGTTTTATGAGCCTGATCGATGTGGGATTGCTGGCGTTCAGCATCGGGCAGATGGCAAAAGCCACCAAGAGCCTGAAAGAAATGCTGGAGACCCCGCTGACCGGAATGCTCAACTCCATCTCCGGCACCTTTAAGCAGCTGACCCGTGCCATCAAGACCTGGCAGAAAAACGAGAGCACCAAGACCCTGACCGGCATGGCCACCGCGATCCTGATCCTGGCCGGGGCCATGTACGTGATGAGCCGGATCAACCCCGACCAGTTCACGGAGATCGCCAGTACGGTCTTTGGTTTCGTGACCCTGCTGACGATCTCGGCAAAGCTGTTGGAGCCGACCACCAAGCGGTTCACGAAAGCATTTGACAGCCTGAAAGCCAGCGCCCTGAACGCGGCGACCCTGTGGGGCACTGCTGCGGCGCTGATCGGACTGGGCATTGCCATTGGCTCCATTACCAAGGGGCTTTCCAGGATCATGGAGGTCATGCAGAAAGGCCACATTGCAGCAAATGTCTCAGCGCTGGTCGTTGTGACCGCGTCCATCGTTGCCATGATGCTGGCGATGCGTCAGCTCTCTCTGGCGCTGGTGGTGGGCGAGAAGGCCATGAACCACAAAGTGATCCTTTCAACGGCAGTAGAGCTGGTGGCGCTGAGCGGTGCCATCAAGGTGCTCTCCACCGCCCTGAAGCCCCTGAGCGAGATCAAGTTCACCAGCCTGGTAAAAGCCGGCATGGCGGTGGTTTCGCTGGGCGGGCTGCTGACCACCATGGCCACGGCTCTGGCTGTGGTAAACAAGGTGATCGGCCCGACCGGATTTCAAAATGGAGCCGCGATCGCAGCCATGGCCAGCGGCATCTGGATCGCAGCACAGGCAGTGAGCAGTCTGGCAAACATTCAGCTTGTCCGGCTGGACGCGGCTATGACCAGCATCAAGACCCTGATGCTCCTGATGACCACCATGTCGGCCTTTTCGTCCAAGACGAAGTTCGGCTCCGGTGCGGCTATCCTGGTGATGTCTACCTCCCTCGTTGTACTGGCAGGAGCTGTGGGGCTGTTTGCCGTGATGGGAGATGCGGCCATCGATGGGCTGGTCAAGGTTGCGGCTGGATTGACCGCTCTGACGATCGCATCCAGCATGTCCACCGGTGGCGTGAGTTCTGGCGCAGGAATCTTGCTGACGGCAAGTGCACTGTATGTGCTGGCTGCGGCGGTGGAGAAATTTGCGGCATTGGGCTGGGTCGATCTAGCCAAGGGTGCAATTGCCGCTCTTTCCGGTCTCGGAGGGCTAACAACGGCACTGATCGTATTCACAAAATTCGGCGTTGCTTCCGCACTGGATGGTCTGGGCTCCGCTATGCTCAAGATGAGCGCGGCGCTGCTGATCCTGGCCCCTGCCATTAAACTGCTGGGCGATGCTGACCCGAAAACTGTCGGGCAGGCGTTACAGGTATTTCTGGACGGAATGCTCATCACCATGCTGGGTGGTGCTCTTCTGACAGCAATGCCTCAGCTGGCGGTTGGATTGGAACTGCTGGCAAAAGCATTCTGGAACTTCGCAAAGTCGCTGGGCGTGATCGCGCTGGCGACTGCGGCGATGGGTGTTCTTTCCATGTTTGCAGGACCGATCTGTCAAGCCATCATCAACGCTGCACCGGACATTCAGGAAGCACTGACCACCGTGGTGACGATGCTCTGCGAGGTGATCAAGAGCAGTGCCGGGCCGATTGTTGAGGCATTTGACGCACTTGTCCGTGCCGTGATCCCGGAGTGCTGGCAGCTGGCGAAAGACGGTTTGAGTTTCCTTGGTGTTCCGGAAACATGGAGCGAACTGTTCAGCGGCATCGGAAATGCCATGAAGGACGCAGCACTGGGCATCTTTGACTGGTTCGGCGAGATCTTTGACGACGACCGGCCGGTTGGCATGGCGATCAACGGCATCAAATCGCTTGGCGGAAAGATCGTTGAAGCGTTCAAATCGTTCTTTGGTATTGCTTCGCCTTCCAAGGTGATGGCCGAGAACGGCGAATATGTCATGCTGGGCGTTGTGGAAGGCCTGCAAAACCAGAGTATTCTGGCGCGGGCAAAAGCGGCCATGCACAGCGCTGCCGCCGCCATCCGGAACGTCTTTACCACCTTCTGGGGCATCCATTCGCCCAGTGACGTTGCAGCCAGCGACGCAGAGAACATCCTTGAGGGTGCGATCCTGGGCATTGGCGACAAGACGAAACAGGACGAGCTGCGGAACAGCGCTTACAATGCGGCCCTTGCGGTAAAAGACGGTATGACCACCGCTCTGGATGAGGCGACCATTGCCGTACAGAACAGCATGGTTGGGCTGTACAACGCTATGAAGATGGATTCGCTCCATTTGGGCAACCCCGTTTATCAACATGGACTGAAGGGCGCACGGAATGCAGCAAAGCAGGCGGCGCAGGATAATGTACCGATCCCCTCCAACGGCGGCATCAAGAAGCCCGGCAACAAGACCCCCTCCACCGTGGAGGAGATCAAGAATGCTGTGGAAAGCATATGGGGCAATCTGAACCCCTTTGGCGCGCTGACCGACTACTACCAGAACACCGTGGATGATGCACTGGACGGAGCGGGAGCCAATGCCACCAAATCCAAAGCATCCAAGACCGGCAAGACGCTGGCGGACACACTGGCAAGCGCATTCTCCGACCGGCTGAAGGCCAACAAGACCGAGATGTCCAACGCCACCGGCGAATACGCGCTGTGGGAAGTGACTGGCGGTGACACGGCCACGGTGGAAGAGCTTATCACCAAAAAGACCGAGAGCCTGACGAAGGAGATCGAGCTCCAGACCGAACGGGTGGCCATTGCCAAAGAGCAGTACGACACTCTGCTGGCCAAGGTGGGCGCAAACAACAGCAAGACGAAAGATGCATACGGCACCCTGCTGAGCGAGCAGAAGACCCTTGCGGAGCTTCAGAGGAGCAAGCAGGACAGCATCCTGAAGGTCATTCAGGAGCGGTACGAGATCGATGCCAAGACCGCTGAGGACGAATACGAGCTGTGGAGCGCCCTGTACGAGGACAGCGCCGAGGTGACCGAGAAGTCCAACAAGAAGATCGACTACATCAACCGGAAGATCAAGAACCAGGCGGAGATCCTGCTGGCCACCGAGAAGGACTACATCGCCATCAAAAACGAGTTCGGCGAGGCAAGCCAGAAGACCCAGGCGGCCTACCAGCAGTATCTGGAAGCGCAGACCGAACAGCAGAAGCTCATCAACGAGCTGAATCAGGCCCAGCTGGATGCCTACGACAGCAAGGTCTCCTACCTGGAAAAGCAGGAGAAGCTGGTGACCAACCGGCAGAACATGCTGGCGAAGCTCTACGGCGACGGCGACCTTGCGGGCCGGGAGGACGCTTACAAAGCTGCCGTTGAACAGTACGGAGCCGACAGCGCCCAGGCACGGAAAGCAGCCACCCAGGGCACCATGACCGCCATCATCGGCGTGGGCAGTGCACTGGACAGCATGAGCTACAGTCTGAAGAAGGTGACGAACAAGCAGCTGAAGTACGACGAGGCTGTGAAGAAGTTTGGCAAAAACAGCGAGACCGCGCTGGACGCACTGGCCGACTTACAGAGCGAACAGTACAGCTTTGTGGGCTTTGCGGAGAATCTGGCGGATGCGTTCGAGATGGACGACTCCGGCAAGCGGATGATGATGCAGCTGGGCTACTCCATCTCGAAGAACTGGCGGCCCATTCAGGAGGGCTTTAACAGCGTCTGGGCACAGGTGCAGAAGAGCGCTCCGGAATTGGCCTCGAAGCTCAGCAGAGCCTTTGGGGTGGCCACCCAGGACGGCGTGGCCAACGTGATCACCGACCTTGTGGGCACCATTACCGCCCTTGTGAGCGGTGACTGGGGCGGGGCAGTGACCGGCGGCATTACCACCGTGCTGGACTTTATGGGCAGCGAGCTTGGCCAGACGATGATGAATCTGGGAAAGACCATGCTGACCTTCAACAAGCTGGCCCAGGGCGGCGGTACCGTGAAGGTGCTGGGACAGGTGGTCAAGGTGACCGGCGCGACTAAGAACCTTGGCAGTATCCTTGGCAACATGGGCGGTCTGCTGGGCTCTGCCACGGGCGGAACGGGACTGCTGGGAGAAGCACTGGGTGGCCTTGGCAGCATTGGCGAGATGATCACCGGCTCCGGGGGCTTACTGGGCGGTCTGGGAGAACTGGGCAGCACTCTGATGAGTGTGCTGGGCTCCATTGGCCCCGAAGGCTGGCTCATTGGCGCGGCCGTTGTGGGCGGCGGACTGCTGATCGCCAACTGGGACAAGATCGGTGATTTCTTCAGCGGGTTCTTTGACTGGCTGGGAAATGCCTTCTCGCACCTGTGGGACTGGATCAGCAACGGCTTCAAGGGCCTGGTGGACGTGGGCGGAAACCTGATCTCCGGCCTGTGGCAGGGCATTACCGGCGCGGCGGGTACGGTGTGGGACAGCATCTGCGACTTCGGCAGCAGCATCGTGAACGGATTCTGCGACTTCTTTGGAATCCATTCCCCCAGCCGCGTGATGGCGGGCATCGGCGAATACCTGAGCCTTGGTCTGGCGCAGGGCATCACCGACGAGACCGACTCCGTGGTGCAGGGCGTACAGGACGTGAGCGACACGGCCCTTTCCACCATGATGGATCTGGCCCAGCGGGTGGGCGACATTGCCAGCGACGACTTTGAGTATGAACCCAGCATCCAGCCCGTAGTGGACATGAGCGACGTTCAAAATGGAGTGGAATGGCTGAATGACACCCTGTTCCAGAACGGCACGGTGGCCCTGAATGCAGAGCGCACCGCAGGCCTTGCCGCCAACGTGGTGCGCAGAGCCGAGGTGACCAAGGCCCAGCAGGAAGAGGCCAACAAGGCTGACCCGAAGGCAAACCCCAACGCCGACATCATTTCGAGCGTGGAGGCACTTGGAGAGCACATCGACAGCATTGCCCGGGCCGTGGCCAACATGAAGGTCCAGATGAACGGCCGGAAACTGGTTGGCGAGATCATCAACGACGTGGACGAAGGGCTGGGGAAGATCAACCGGAGGAACAACCGATGATGGGACGGAGCGCAACTGACCCGGCGCTTTCCTCAAAGATCCCCACATTTGCGGGGCTTATTTTTAAGGTATATGACAATGCAGGGGCTTCCCGGGAATACAGCACGAGAGACTTCAATCTGGTCCCCCTGAACCCCCTGCATGTCAATGCCTTTGAGGAAAAGTACGAGACGATGGATTTCCCTTCCTACCACGGCACGCCGGAAAAGGCTCCGCTGGGAAAGAGGGTGTTCCAGAACTCCACCGGAAGCTGGGACTTTTATTATGTGGCGGACGGCGTACCTCATTCCAGCTGGGATGACTACGGACGGCACGCCATGGACGATGTGCGGGAGCGATGCGGCATCCCCGACAAGACCGAACAGAGCATTCGGCTTTACCCTGACTGGTCGAGCCGGGAAGGTGACTGGACAAGCACCTATTTCCGGCTGATGCGGATCATTCAGGGAAGAGAATGCGAGGTGCGGATGGAACTGGGCGGAACCGTGCTCTCCACCGCGCAGACGAGAAGCTACAAAGGGCGCTGCTGGATCAGCAACGTCAAGAACGGCAACGACGGACGGGTGACGCTGACCATCTCCTATGACTTCCAGCCGCCTGCCGACATGCTGAGTTAAGGAGGAGCCATGTACCATTCCATCACCATTGGTGACAAGAACACCTGGGATGACTGGAAGATGATCCCGGTCTCCCGGCCTGTGGTGGCTCCCCCGGTGGAGAAGATCCTCTCTGTGGACGTGCCCGGACGAGACGGAACCACCTACCTCTCCAAGAGCCTGACGGGCTACCCGGTGTTCAAGGCCCGGGAGGGGAGCTGGGAATTCTATCTGGACACGGACGAGTGGCGGGGGCAGAATCTTTCGACCCCTGTGGGAACCGGAGCGCTGGAGTACCTTTCCAGAGCGCTGGCAAAGAGCA